CGTTGATGAAGAACTGAGGCTTGAGCGGGCTCTTGGTGCCCGAGAGCTTCGGAGCACCGTAGGCGCCGGCGCCAAGGAACAGAGTCGAGAAGATCAACCCGTCGGCGTTGTCGTCGACGCTGTCAAACGTCCCATAGGTCTCGTCCTCGATGAACGGATTTGTGGCTTCCACGAAAATGAAGCCGTCGATCTCGCCGATCTCGCGGCGGTAGACGCCGTTGTTTCCGCGTCCCTGGAACGCGTTCTTGTAATCGGTGTCCCTCACGAGGTCGTGCTGAACAGCCGGCGGAAGGACACACACATAGCGCCCGGCCTTTAGCTTGGGCGTCTTGTTGGTCCGCAACCGGGTGCCGGCGGCCAGCACAAAGAGGCGTGTGGCTAGGCCGTTGGCCTGCGTCAACCCGGACAGCGTCGTAAAGTTCGTCGCGCTCGTGCCGGAATTGATGATGGTTCCAGCACCCGTAACGAACAACTCGCAGCCGTTAGTCCCATTGCTGCCGTGAGTAAGCGGAGTTGTTGCTCCGTCGGGGTGCGTGCTGCCCTGGATGGCATTGCGGCAAACCGTGTCGTAGTGCAACGCGGCATCCCGGCCCATCAAATCAATGTTCTGTTTGAGAGGCTGATAGGCGTCGATCATCGACACGACATCCGAGATTTTCGTGGCGGCGCCGAACTGCTTCAGCGTCGCGTCAACCTTCGTCCAGTCGTTCTCCCGGAAGTTGGTGATCGGCGTGCTTTCGGTCAGGGCATGCACAACGTCGGTAACCGTGGGCGCTGCATAGAGCCCGGGCGTAGCGGAAAACTGGCCGGCGCCGCCGCCCGCCTTGGCCGGTTTGAAGAAACGGATCGTGCGCGCACTGGCGTGCATCGGCAGATCCTCCTGTTTGGCGAACTGGTCCAAGACCAACTCGTCCTCCTGCACTACAAGCAGGCGTTTGGAAAAAAAGGTTGTAAGCCTGTCGGCTACTGAAGCCGGATTACTGGTTGTTGTTGCTGCCATACTCGGGATCTCCCCGAGCGTCAGGCGGCTGCAATTTCCCTATCGAGTTGGCGCTCCATTTCGTCGACACCCAGCTCCGAGAATGAGCGTTCTCCTCGGGCGTCGATGCCTGACGTTGGAATGCCAGCCGACGGCAGGGAAGTCAGAGCCTGAAGCTCATTAACTTTTGCCGTCAGCGTTTCGACCTGCTTCAACAATTCGGGCACGCGGGCCGCCTCCTTTTGGATGGTGGGCAACTGCGCGGCCTGTGCCTGTGCGACTACCAATGACGCGGCAAGGTAAGGGCCCTGCGCGTAATCCAGAATCTGCGGGTGCGTTCGGAACAACTGCTGCAACGCTTTGTTTTCGGGCTTGGACTGGTCAACGATTGAGGGGAACTCCTGCTTGGCCTTGGCCCACGACTGCCGCTGGGCTTCCTGCGCTGCCGCCTCATTGGCCTGGCTGGCCGGAGCTGCTGCGGGCGCTTGCGGCGCGCCGCCATTCCTGCGCTGTTCGGCTGCCCGCTGACGGGCGGCTTTGGCGTGCTCGCGGGCCTTGTCGGCGGCGTCGAAGTTGCCGGCCACTTCCGCATCGTCGGCTTGCGCCTCGAATTGGGTGGCGGCTTCCTCGTATTCCTGGGCGGTGAACCGCGGGCGCTGCGCTGCTGCTTGCGCCTGGCGTTGCTGCGCGGATTGGCCGCGCATGCGCTCAAGTTCGGCCCGCTCGCCCTCGAGTTTGGCCTGCAGGGAGTCAAGCTCCACTTTCCTCTCGTTGATCTCTTTCCATGCCCGAGATGCTCGCTCTCTGGCTTTCTGGTATCGCGTCGGCTCAGGCCGGCCCGAGTCACCCTCTGTCGCTGCCTGCTCGTCTGCCTTCGCCGGTTTCTCCGGCGTTGCAGAATCGGCAGGCTTGGCGGCGGTAGGTGCGGGCCGAGTGCCTGAATTGTCTTGGCTGTCTGACGCTGACAAGCCCTCCAGCGGATCACCGATTTTCTCGAACTTCAGCGGCTTGCCGGCGGGGTCGGCTTTACCCCCGCTCGCAGAAAACCGGCCTTTGGCGTCCCTCGTCGAGTTGGCTTCCGCTTCGTCAGCGGCGATCATCTCTTCGAGTTGCGCCATTTCCGGGTCTGCGTTTTGCGCTGTGTTCGTGTCCATCGATTGCTTTCGGGCAGTTTATGGAGCGAGTCGTTCAGCAAGATCATCAGCTCCGACATGGTTCTTGCTGGAGTCGTCAGGATGCGGCGTGACGTTCGCCGAAAGGGATTCGAGCATTGCGCACGCGGAGCGGAAGCCCGCGGCGTAGCCTGCGTTGTAGGCGCAACCACTCGGGCGACACACCGCCGAGGCGTTCACCGTTTGTTCCTGGTAGCGCATGAGCAGGACGAGCTTTTGGCCGGCGCTCTGGTTGCGAAAGAAGTTGCCAAGGGCACCCTGGTCGCGGTCGGTCCATGCCGGAACCTCAGAGGGACAAAGCGGCATGCGCCCGGCGAAGATGCGGACCGCGCGAAGCCAATGGAGCAGGCTTGTCATACCGCCATTCCCTCCATGTCAGGCGCTCCCATTCCCATTCCCATCCCCTGCCCGGGTCCCATCGAAGTCCCAGGCAAGGGTGGGGGTGGCGTTCCTGGCATTGCTGCACCGTCCGGGCTCGGAGTCAAGTCGAGCGCGGAAATTGCTTGCACGAACTGCTTGGCCACGTCCGGGTTCTCCTGCTTAAGCATCTGGATATGCGCGGCCATGTGCTCCTGGAGACGCTGACGGGCAATTGGGTCAACTGGCGCCCCGACGGCTGAAAGTTGCTGCAGTTTGCCGGCAATGAGGCGGATCCGTAGTTGGTGGTCCTCGCCGGGGGACACTGCAGCGGGGTAACCGCTCATGAGCAGAATGATCTCGACGGCTTCGTCTTCGGACTCATTGGCCTGCTTTGCGCTGGTCGTGATGAACAGGCGCTTAATGAGGCGCGGATCGTCCTCTTCGAGAATCGATTTAACCAACTCCTCTTGGTTGATGTTGGGGTGGCCGCGGAACATCTGGAACCGCGAGACGGCCCGCTGAAGGCGTTGCTGCCTGTTCCATTGGTCGGGCGAACCGTTGGGGGCAATCAGGTAATTATCGTGCCGCGCCTGGGCGGGCAGAACTTTGCGCGTCTCGGCCGCAAAATAGGATAGCTCCTCACCCCCGTACATTACCCAAAGCGCCCAGCTCAGGCGGTAGGCGTCGGCCAGCGAGCGGGCCGCGATGCGCCCGCGGTATTGAATGCCCTGCCCCGAAAACGAGGCAACATAGTTCATTTCCGTGGCGGTCTTGCTCTCCCCTGTGCCCTGGTCGCTGGCGCCGAAGTCTGGCACCTGAATGTTTTCCTGGGCAATCAACCGCGTGTTGTTGATCTCTTCGTCGAGGGAAATCGGGGGACGCGGCATCTCGACCGCCTTGATCCCCGGAATGAAATCGCCGGGGCGAAATCGGATGTTGTTGGTGTTGGCCAGTGGATTGTCAGCCGTGAACAGCGGTTTCGTGACGAACTCCATGGAATCCGCCTTAGTGTTCCAGCACTTATTTGCATAAGCCTCGTACGGCGCCAATCGTTCACACACACCGCGCGGCGCGTAGTATCCGCGGTCTTTGACTTCGAACTGGAAACTGACGAAAGGCTGCAGCGGCTTGCCCTGGAATTTGTAGGGGCATCGAAACGGCTTGCGAACCGGCGCATCGGGTTCGCTTGGGGAAAACGTGTGAATAATCCACCCTTGGGCATCGCGGACGTAGACCTCGAATAGGATGATGATGGAATCGTCATCGCTGTAGGTGATGCCCTCCCGCTGGGATTTTTCCTGCTCTTTGCCGCCGGCGTCGAGCTTGTCCTCCTGGCCGCCTTTGATGCGCGCGATGAAGGATGGATCCTGGTTGTAAGTGGACTCCATCTCGTAATCCACTATAGACAATTGCTTTACGTGGCAGAGCCAGGGGGCTTTGTTAAGAGTCGTCGTGCTCTTTGGGACGATGAAGAACATCGGATCCACCGACTCGTATTCGACTGCCTTTTCCTGCGGATCCCACCGGCCTTTCATGGTGGTGCGCCCAGACATGAGCATGGCGTCAAAGGTGGCGTCCAACTCCTGCTCAAAATTCGTCCGGTTGCGCGTGAGCCAGTCAAAAGCTTGCTCGGCTGCCCCCTGCGCCTCGCCCAGTTGTGGGCTCATTGGGGTAAATGTGGCCAGCAACTGGGTACCGAAAGCGGAGTTGAGGTAAAACGGCTTGAACTTGTCGATCGCCGTGTCGGCCATCGGATAGTGCAGGTCGGCGGCGCCCTCGAACGGCTTGCGCCGGCGCGGAATGCCGTCGTGGCGCATCTGGTACCAGAGACGTTGCCGCGTCTCCCACGTCTGGCGATCCCCGATTGCCTCGAGGATTTTGCTATGCAAGTTCCGGGACACCGATTCTTAAGGGAAAACCTATTGGACATTATTTGTCCAACCTGGTTGGACTTCTGATGTCCAACACCTCAATAGTCAACACAAATATGGCAGCCATCCTCCCGGCCAACCGCAAGGCGGTCAGCTTTTCCAACCTCGACCGGCGCCACCGCGAGGCGTTCGCCACGCCGTCCGGGTTCGCCCGCAATTATCTCGGCATGGCGCTGACGGACAAGCAGTGCGCCATCCTGCAGGACATGGCGCCCAACGGCAGCAGCACGTCGGTTATCTGCTGCAACGAAGCCGGCAAAACAACCAAGCTGATTTGCGCCTTCGTGCTGTGGCACCTGACGGTTTTCTGTCGGCGCGGTGAGAACGGCGGAGTCATCAGCACGTCCGGCTCCTGGTCTCAAATCGAAAATCAGCTCGTGCCCTCTCTCAAGAGTTACGCGCCCAAGTTCCCGAGGTCATGGGCGTTTAACGATCGGTCAATCGACATCAGCGGCATTCCCAATTACATGCCTTTTTCAACCACCGACGTGGGGCGGGCGGAAGGGTTTCATGGTCACCCAGAGCACCCGCTTGCCGCCCTGGTTGACGAAGCCAAGAGCGTGCGGGACGGAATCTTCCGCGCCATCGAGGACCGCTGCCGCCCGCAGCGCACGGGGTTGTTCTCCAGTCCTGGCTATTCGGTTGGGCGCTTCTTTGAATCCCACACAAGCGCGGCGCGGTTCTACACCCGCCACAAGCTGACCGTGGACGATTGCCCGTGGATTGACCGCGACGTGATGAAGCGGCTGATTCTGAAGGCTGGCGATGGAGACTGGGAAAAGGGCATGCGCGATCCGGTTATCCTGTCGGCTTATTTCGCCATCTTCATGCCATTTGTCGAGGGCGGCCTGCTGACGATGGCTGACATCGAGGAGTGCCTTGCGGAGCCGCCGGGCAGGATGCACGGGCCGCGCCACGTATTTCTGGACTTCGCCCGAGGCGGAGACGAGAACGCCATTGGCGTGCGCAACGGGAACCGGGTCTGGCTGCAGGACGCCTGGCGCGAGCGTGACACCATGAGCGCGGTGGGGCGGTTTGTTACGAACTTCAAGGAACTGCAGGACAAAATCGGCTTGCGCGCCTGCGAGATAGAAGGCGACGGCGACGGAAACGGTGGGCCCATGCTCGACGCCATCCGCCAGGCTGGCTGGAACATTCTGGAATTTCGCGGCGGCTTCCCGGCGTATGACCCGCACCGATTCAAGAATCAGATTTCTGAGCGGTGGTTTACGGGTGCGGAACTAATCAAGGGCCGCAAGATAATCCTGCCCGATGACGCGGAGATGAAGGCTCAAATGCTCGACCGGAT